ACTCAGTACAAGCAAGAGTTCTTGGCTAACCTGTTTACCTCAGATACTTTGTATGGTGTTTCCGTACTACGTCCTGAGTCAGGTGTAACTTTGGTTGTTCCTAAGTAATAACCATCTAACTGGGGGCTGCTACGGTGGCCCCTAGTTTTATTGAGGTAGCTGAGTATGAGCATAGTAGCTAGTTTGGTCGGCCCAGTATCAGGGTTGCTTGATAAGTTTATTGAGGACAAAGACCAGAAGAATGCTTTGGCTCACGAGATTGCTACCATGTCTGAGCGTCATGCTCAAGAGTTAGCTAAAGGTCAGCTAGAAGTAAACAAAGTAGAGGCAGGACACTCTAGTTTATTTGTTTCTGGATGGCGACCCTTCATTGGCTGGACATGTGGATTAGGCATGTTTGGTAACTTCATCACAATTCCGTTTTCTAACTTTGTATTGGCTCTAGCAGGTATAGACATTGTTATACCCTTAGTACCACTAGAAACTATGATGCCTGTCCTTATGGGCATGTTAGGTTTAGGTGCAATGCGCTCATTTGAGAAGACAAGGAAGTAAGTAGCTTATGCAGATTGATTTAGGAAGCATAGGTCTAAACCAAGAAATGATAGACCGCCTAGCAAGCGGGGATATGTACTTTGGCCCACGCACGCCGTTTACTGATTGGCAACAAGCAGCTAGTGATTTAGCTAGAGAGTCTGAGGAAGAAGTAGCTGAACGTGCAATAGACTTGTACAGTGAAGTAGATCCCGGCAGAGGCAGGGCTATGGGAGGCTCTACTGCTGACCTAGCTTACAAAGAGATTGTACAAGAGCCTGTTGCTGAATCATGGATGGATACGTACAAGAGAGAAGGATTATCTCCGTACAAAGTTGACCCTGCATCTGGAGAAAAAGTTTACATAAACACTCCTGCTGGGGTTAATCTTATTGACTTGCTGGAAGGTGAAGACAGAGAGGAGTACCTAGCTAAGAAAGAAGCAGGTTACGACGAGCGTTTAACAAAGACTCCTTACAATGTAGAGACAGGTCTTTATGGTTCTGGAGCAGGTAACTACGGCACTAGAGTAATTCCTGAGACACCTTCTAAGTTTCAAGAAGTATTGTCAAGTCCTGTAGCCAGTATTCTATCTTCGTTTATTCCTGGTGGGCCAGCGTTGCTTACTGGTGCTAAGGTTCTCTCAGGGTCAGGTAGAGACATAGGTCTTATGGAAGCAGCAGGAGCAGTTGCTGGCGCTACTAAACTTGCAGGCACGCCTACAGCAACAGCGGTAGCTGACAACATAGAGTTCACCGCAGCAGTTGCTTCAGGAGATCCTGCATTGGCTGTAGTTAGTAAGTACGGAAAGGAGTATACTACAGAAGCTCTTAACAAAGCAGGTTTAACTGATACTATATTAAAAGATGATTACAACATAAACCAAGATGATTTAGTTGAAGGTTTAGTTAGGACTGAAAAAGAATTAGTGAAAGGAACTTCTTTTGATGAAGCCTTACTAAAAGGTTTAGGAACTTATGTTAAAGAAGGTGGATCTTTAAGCGGTCTTCCTGTACCAGAATTAAACGTTGTATTAGAGACACCTGAGTTACTTAAAAAAGCAGAGGATGTTTTAAGAACAGTAGGCTCTGTTGTGGACGATACTGTACTCCAGCCTCCTAAAGAGTTTGTAGAAGCAGTAGCAGAATTTACTCCATCTCCTAAAGTAATTGAAGACATTGCTAGAGAAGCAGGGTCTACTGCTGAAGACGTAGTTAGAACAGCAGGCGCAGTTATTGATGAACCTGTGCAAGTTATAAAAAAAGCTGCTGAGTCTATATATGAACCTTTAGAAGCTCCTGATTTTCCTTCTTTAGAAGCTCCTGATCTTCCTTCTTTAGAAATATCTACAGATGTAGACTTACCTTCAGTAGACTTAGATTTACCTTCAGTTGACTTAGATATACCAGCGCCATCTATAGGACTATCAATATCACAACCTCAACCTACTAAAGGTGTTACAGAAAGTTTGTTTGAAGATTTCTTATTTGAAAAGAAGTATCAGGCTCCTGAATTAATAGCACGTACAGTACCACTAGCGCAATATACAGCACCTCAAGGAATGTTTAGGAATATAGTATGAGTACCACATATTTGAATATAGTCAACGAGGTACTACGTAGGTTACGTGAAGACGAAGTATCTGCCGTTGCTAACACAGCTTACTCTAAGATGGTAGGCGACTTTGTAAACGATGCTAAACGCATTGTAGAAGATGCACATGAGTGGTCTACACTACGTACAACTATTATTGTCCCTACTGTAGCAGACACTACAGAATACAGCTTGACAAACGCTGGAGAACGTGTTAAAATATATAGTGCTATTAACGACACATCAAACTTCTTTATGCGTTATGAGTCACCTAACTGGTTTAACAACGCATATTATATCTCTGGTGAAGTCACAGGCACTCCAGACTCATACACGTTTAGTGGTATAGACAGTAATGAGGATACTAAAGTACGTGTGTACCCTAAGCCTGATGCAGTGTACTCTATGCGCTTTGATTTAATTGCTAGAGAAGATGAACTGTCTAGTGATACAGACACTACAGTGTTACCTAAGAACGCTATTATTCACAACGCTGTAGCTTTGTTGGCTAGAGAGCGTGGTGAGACAGGCGGTACTACTGCACAGGATTACTTCTTAATTGCAGACAAGCATCTGTCAGACGCTATTGCAATAGATGCTTACAAGAATCCTGAAGAATTTATATATACGGTACCCTAATGGCTGAACAACGTCAGAACATATACATAGGCGCTCCAGGATTCAAAGGTCTTAACACACAGGACTCTCCTGTAACACAAGACCCTGCCTTTGCATCTATTGCTGAGAATGCTGTTATTGATAAGTACGGCAGGATTGCAGCACGTAAGGGTCTAAAGAAGATTACAAGCAGTGCTACGCCTTTAGGGTCTAGTGTTGGTATAGAAGCTGTCTTTGAGTACGTAGACCAAAGTGGTGACAAAGTAGTGTTTTCCGCTGGTAACAACAAGGTGTTTACTGGAACTACTACACTCACTGACGCTACGCCTAGTGGCTACACGCCTACGGCAAACAACTGGAAGATAATAAACTTTAACAATCATGCTTACTTCTTTCAAAGAGGACATGAGCCGTTAATTTACACTGATGAGTCTGGCTCTGGCGTGCTTGATAACATAAGCGACCACAGCCATGCTACAGGTACAGCACCACAAGCTAATGAAGCTCTAGCAGCTTTTGGTCGTGTATGGGCTGCTGACGTTACTGGTAACAAACATACTGTTTACTGGTCTGACTTACTGAATGGTCATGCGTGGACAGGTGGCTCTACAGGATCTTTAGACTTAACTACTGTATTTCCTGAAGGCTTTGATGAGATAGTAGCACTTAGAGAGTTTAACAACTTTTTAGTTATCTTCTGTAAAAGAAGTATCTTACTGTACTCTGGTGCATCTTCTCCTGCCAGCATGACGTTATCCGATGTTATTACTGGTATTGGCTGTATTGCTAGAGACAGTGTACAGGCAATAGGTACAGACTTGATCTTCCTGTCTGACTCTGGCTTGCGTAGCTTAGGTAGAGTTATACAAGAGAAGTCTAACCCTATAGGCAATGTGTCTAAGAATGTAAGAGACACTATGATGTTGGCAGTCAACGCTGAAACAAAAAACATCAAGTCTGTTTACAGTCCAGAAGAATCTTTTTATCTTTTGTTCTTACCAACGTCCTTAGAAGTCTATGTGTTTGACATGAGAGGAACACTAGAGGACGGTAGCTACAGAGCAACTATATGGACAGGTGTAACAGCACTGTCTGGCACTAGGCTTGCAGATGGTACTTTGTACCTTGGTAATGCTAAAGGCATAAATGAGTACGATGAGTTTCTGGATGACACAGACACTTATACAATGAAGTATTTTACAAACCCTATGTCTTTTGGTGATCCTTCCAGAATTAAGATGTTGAAGGAAATATCCTTTACAGTTATAGGTGGTTCAGGTAGTCAAGTGATTGGCAACTGGGCTTACGATTATACAGAAGGTTACAGTAAACAAGCGTTTACAGTAGCCACAAGTTTAATTGCTGAATATGGTGTCTCTGAGTACAATGTTAGCACATCGGAATATAGTGCAACCATTGTTATTGACGTAGCTAAAGTAAAAGCTACAGGCTCAGGCAAAGTCGCTACTATCGGTATTGAAGCAATAATTAATGGTGGGGCTTTGTCAATACAAGAGTTAAACACTGAGGCACTTTTAGGTAGGTTAATTTAATGAGCAATTACACAAAGACAACAAACTTTGCAGCTAAAGATAGCTTACCTTCCGGTAACGCTAACAAGATTGTCAAAGGCACTGAGATTGATACAGAGTTTGACAATATTGCAACTGCATCAGCAACTAAGGCAAACATAGCTAGCCCTACGTTTACTGGTACTGTAACTATACCAACTGTAGATCTAAACGGTGGTGCTATAGACGGCACTACTGTAGGTGCATCTACTGCTGCCGCTATTACAGGCACAACCATTGTAGCTAACACTAGCATTAACATTGCTGGTGACGGTGCTACTGTAACTGGTATTAAAGATGAAGACGATATGTCTTCCAACAGTGCAACTAAACTAGCTACACAACAGTCAATCAAAGCATACGTAGACTCACAGGTTACTGCACAGGACTTAGACTTCCAAGCAGACTCCGGTGGTGCCTTGAGCATTGACCTGGACTCAGAGACTCTTACGTTTACTGGAGGCACTGGTGTAGACACAAGCGGCTCTGGTAACGCTGTAACCTTTGCTATTGACAGCACTGTAACTACGCTCACTGGTACGCAGACGCTAACCAATAAGACGCTTACGTCACCTACGCTTAACACACCTACTATTGGTACTTCATTTACCATTGGCTCCGCTACTATTACTGAAGCAGAACTAGAGATCTTGGATGGCGCTACAGTAACTACAGCAGAGCTAAATGTACTGGACGGTATCACCAGCACTACTGCTGAACTGAATATCCTTGATGGTGTAACGTCTACCGCAGCAGAGCTAAACATCTTAGACGGCGTTACTTCTACTGCTGCTGAGTTAAATATCCTAGATGGAGTCACTGCCACTACAGCAGAACTGAACATTATGGATGGTGTAACCTCTAGCACTGCTGAACTTAATATCCTAGATGGTGTCACAAGCACAACAGCAGAGCTAAATATTCTTGATGGTGTGACATCCACAACTGCTGAGCTTAACATTCTTGATGGTGTGACTGCAAGTACAGCAGAACTAAACATCATGGATGGAGTCACTAGCACTACTGCTGAGCTAAACATTCTTGACGGTGTTACCGCTACAGCCACGGAACTAAACCTGTTGGACGGCGTTACAGCTACCACTGCTGAACTTAACTACGTTGATGGTGTAACTTCAGCAATCCAGACACAGATAGACACCAAGGCACCTCTGGCATCGCCTACGTTTACTGGCACAGTGACTGCCGCAGCATTAACTGTGGACGGCGCAATCAAGCTGGATGGTAACTATCCCACAGGCACAAACAATGTAGCAGTAGGTGATACTGCACTAGATAGTATTGCTTCTGGTGCTACAGATAATGTAGCCGTTGGCAGTGCTGCGGGTACTGCTGTTACTACTGGGGATAAAAACACCCTCATCGGTTCCCAAGCAGGAGATGCTCTTACTGAAGGCATAACTAATGTTGCTGTCGGTTATCAGGCTTTGTCTTCTGATACTTTAGGCAAAAGAAGTGTAGCAATTGGTAATGCTGCTTTATTTACTCAAAACTTTACATCTGCTACAGATACCTACAATGTAGCTATAGGGGAAGCCGCAGGTCTGTCAGTCAGTACAGGAGTTCGCAATACGCTTATTGGTGGCCTTGCTGGCGATGCCCTGACTGATGCAGACAGGAATGTTGCAATAGGGTTTCAAGCACTAACTACCGACACGTTAGGTAGCAGATCGGTAGCGATAGGCCATAACGCATTAAGCGTTCAAAACTTTACTACAGCTACAGATTCTTTTAACACGGCTGTTGGACACGAAGCAGGCGCAGCAGTCAGTACGGGTATTCAGAATACTCTCATGGGCGGTCTTGCGGGAGATGCTTTAACTGATGCAGATTACAATGTTGCTATCGGTTATCTTGCTTTAACCTCTGATACGTTAGGTAGTAGAAGCGTTGCTATAGGTAGAGGAACTTTAGAAGTTCAAAATTTTACTAGTGCTACAGATGTTTATAACGTAGCAGTTGGTTGGAAGGCAGGCGCGGCAGTCACCACGGGACAGAACAATACTTTCGTGGGTGCTAATGCAGCTGCACAAGTCACCACAGGCTCAAACAACACTGCTATAGGAACTGATGCTTTAAGAACAGGTAGTCCGGGTGGGCCAGCAACCTCAGATAGCAATGTCGTTGGTCTTGGCGATGAAAACATTGCTTCTTTTCACTGTCAGGTTGCTCTCACTGTATCTTCTGACCAACGCGATAAGACTGACTTCGTTGACTTAGACCTTGGCCTAGATTTTGTTAAAGGCTTAGAGCCTGTTACCTATTACTGGGACAAACGCTCTAAGTACGGTGATAAGTACGCTGATGATTATGACCTAAACGCTCAGACTCCAGACGGTACGCATAAAGAAGATTGGATGGATGTCGGATTTAAGGCTCAATCTGTACAAGCGTTAGAAGAAGCTGCTGGATATACATCCGCTGCTAAGAAAAACCTGACAGTATCGGTCAATGCAGACGGTAAACAGCTAGGTTTGAAATACGAAAAGTTCATACCAATCCTTGTCAAAGCCATCCAAGACCAAGACGCAATTATCACTGCACTCACTGCTCGCATTGAAGCACTAGAAGCATAGGAGATTAAAATGTCTGAAGTAAGAACTGACGAAGAAAAAGCACAGATGTACCAAGCCATGCTGGATGGCGCAAATGTCATCACCAGTGTGTTGGATGCCGACAATGAGTTTGGCAACGATCTGACCAATGAAGAAAAGCAAGAGAAGGTTCTGCGTAGTGCTGGGTACTTGGAGTACGGCAAAGCCATAGATGATTGGGGCTCAGAAGACTTCACTGCCATTGACTCTGCTGTTACCGCAGCTAAAGCCTATACACCATGAAGCAAGATCAGACGCAAACACTTGACTTGGCTTTAGAAGCACTAGAGAAGATAGCTCAACATGAGAAAGAATGTGGTGAACGCTGGGGTGAAGCTACGGCTGAACTTCGGCAGCTTAAAGAACTAGCTGCTGCCCATGCGTTGAAGTGGGAGCGTCTGGCTTGGCTTGTTGTTACTGTTGTGGTGACAGGTGCAGCCTCCGTGATAACAACAGTATTGACATAGAGAGAATATAAAGATGGCATATGGAGCATT